CAAAGCAAAACGCCAATCATCCTGGAAATCCATAACTCGACGGAGCTTAACGGGAAGACACTAACGAAAGAAATGGCTGATCCTATCCGGGTCGAACTTGATCGAATGGATAATCGAAAATATATCATTAAAACAGGGAGGAAAAATAAATGAGCGTGAACTTAACCGCAACATTCAATGATTACGACCTTTCCTCCTATCTGATCATCAATTCTCTAACCCGGGGAATCGGATTAACCAGAACATCAAGGATACAATCTCGAAAAAAAGATATCGGTGTACAGTATGTTGGATTTGAAACAGAATCCCTTACATTTAAAATGGAGATTTCTATCGTAGATCAATTGATTTTCAAGAGGAGGCAGCTGGCAAAAATTTTAAATGTTAGCGAACCTCAAAAACTTATTTTTTCTGACGAACCAGATATCTATTATCTTGCATTTCCGAAACTTGAGGGGGATTTATCGGAAATATACCGCCTGGGTCAAGGGGTGCTTCAATGGGAAATATTTGACGGCGTAGGGTATTCGACCGAGTTGTATATGTTTGATAATAAAGCGACAGAAAACTATATTGAAATAGATAACCCCGGAACTGAGCCGATGTTGTTTGAGTTAGAAGTTACTTTTTTAAGCGACAACGGTTTTTTGGGTTTACAGAATGATGTTGGCACAACGAAAGCACTTTTTGGCACAATCGAAGAAGTGGACGGGGTGCATTACGAGACAACTGACTTGTTATTCGATGACCATTTCACACAGGATAGAGGATGGATATTAAATCAGGGCATTACCCCTCCTGTTACACCAGTAAGGATTCAGGACGGCACCGTCCGATATGCGGTAGAAACGCCGGGGGAGGGAGTGCTAGGAGAGGGCTATGTTACGCCGAACGGATATGGTACCGGCGACAGCTGGCACGGCCCTTCATTAACCAAGCTCGTTCCGGCAGATAAAAACGGGAAATACCCGACGAATTGGTATTCCTGTTACCGGCTCGATTTTAATACCGATGGCGGCGGTACGGCTACAGAACGAGGAAGGCAGGCCGGGCACCATAGCGTGACCTTTAGCGATGCGAACGATAATATTATCGTGTCGATAGTTTTCGAGGATAACAATTACGCACTCGAACGTTCAGATATGGTTATCTATATTGGGAACAAACGAGTATGGGATACGAAAAATACCACAAGTTTCTATGTTCGAGGTCATGAAGGGCGTCCAGACGGAACCGCGTTAGTACAGATCGAAAAAATAGGAACGCAAGTAAATGTTAAATTCAGCTTTGCTGGTATCAATAAAACATTCACGGTAGATACCCCCAGCGCAGAACTTAGAAAGATTACGTACTACGGCGCACAGTACAAAACCTACACGCCTATACGAAACAATCTGCTACGGGCTATTCAAGTTCGAAAGCACAATGTAACAAACTGGAATGACATTCCTAACAAATTTGGCGAAGGGGATACGCTGCGCTACGGAAAAGATGGGCAAAATATCTATTGTACTGCAAACGGGCTACAAGGTCTTCAATTCAGAGATCCGGGTAGCACTTTGATTACAGCCCCACCGGGACACAGTACAATGTTCATTGCGTATAGCGATTTTTCAGAACCACCAATCATTACACTAAAAGGGAGGGCGATGTACGTATGATTTTTACGCTTACCGACCGTATGTATAACGTACTTGATGCGTATGAAACTGAGCATTATTTAATTGGGCAGTACATTGGCTCGATCATAGAAACACTTGATATAGATGTATCTGTCCGGAGCATCAACGCCGATTTGTGGGTGCGTGGAAACTATATCATGTGCGAGGATAAGAGCGGACGTCCATACTGGTTTACAATATATGAAGACGAGGACGGGCTAAATGATGATATCAAGTCATTTTCTTGCTATTCTGGCACCATTGATGTCGTGGCAGAGGAATCAAACCCAATCAAGGCAGCCGAAGCGCAGCCTTTCAGTTGGTATTTTGATCGCATTTTTGTCGATACAGGCATCAAAATCGGCATGAATGAGATATCCGGTTTGAGCCGCAAGCTAGAATTTACGTCAGAAAATGCGACGAATGTGGAAATGTTGCAATATGTTCTGAATGGTTTCGATAACGCAGAGGCAAGGTTAGATGTTAAATTTAATTGCTGTACACCCGCAGAACTTGTGTTAAATGTCTATAAACAAATTGGCGAAGAACAGCCACAGGCACTCTTATCAGATGAAGATGACTCTTTAACCGATTTAAGCCGTAAAGGATCACTAAGCGAACTGGGCACCTGTATCAACCTGCAAGGAGCAGAAACTGACGAAAAAACAATCACCCTGGAAGGGAAATATTACGAGGAAAAAGACACTGCGGGAAATATCTTATATTACTCACCGAAAGAATCTACAAGGATATTTTCTGTACAAGCGCGTAAAGATTACTATGTCAAACTGCCTGGGAAGGCCAACGGCGAGTTCGATGGTTACATCAACCGCCGTTACAAGTCAGAGGCCTCAACACAAGATGCGCTGTGGAGTGAAGGTTTAAAGCAGCTAAAAAAAGTCGACCATGCGATTGTTGAGTATGATGCAAAAGGCGATATTAGTTGTGGGATCGGCGACTATGTGCAGGTGGTAAGCCATACTATGCGACCGCCAGTAATGATTAGTGCCCGGACGATTGAGTATAAATTCAACGACGATGATCCGACGCGTAACGAATATAAGTTTAGTAATTACGTAGAGTTAGAATCTAACATGGATGACCTAAACCAGATTATTAATAAGATTAAGGAATCTATTATTTATATCACGGGACAGGAGGTGTCTTATTGCCTATCTGATCGCGGGGATCTTGCGCCGGAATCAGGCTGGACAAATACAAATCCTGGTGCGGTAAAGGGCAAGTGGCTATGGATTCGGACAATTACAACAATGTCTAATGGCGAAGTGAGTACGATCGACGCGGTATCTTATGCCGCATTAGACGGGGAACAGGGAACGCCTGGCAAGGCTGGGGCAGATGGTAAAACACCTTATGTACATTTTGCGTGGGCGAACTCCGCAGACGGCAAAACAGGATTTAGCACGACGGACAGTGCCAATAAATTATATATTGGTACCTATACCGACTATACGAGTGCGGACAGTACCGATCCAACTAAATACGCCTGGACACTAGTCAAGGGCGATAAGGGGGACGATGGTCCGCAAGGTATTCAGGGGCCGAAAGGTAACGACGGCCAACCAACCTATACTTGGCTCAAATACGCAGACAGTCCTACAGCAGGCATGTCTGACAGCCCAACGGGAAAGGCATACATCGGGCTAGCGTATAACAAAACGACAGCTATTGAATCGAGTAATTATGCTGATTACACTTGGAGCCTGATCCAAGGAGCTAAGGGTGATACCGGCGTTCAGGGGCCAAAAGGCACGGATGGTCAAACCACCTATACATGGATTAAATACGGAACCAGTGCGGCCGGAGCGGGTATGAGTGATAGTCCAACCGGCAAGACCTACATAGGGATTGCCTACAATAAAACAACCGCTACAGAGAGTACAAATGCGGCAGATTATACGTGGAGCTTGATTCAGGGACCTAAAGGAGATACTGGAGAAAAGGGCGCGAGCTCGGTCAACCTTCTCCCTAATTCGACGTGGAACTTGGGAAAAGGGAATTGGGTCTATCCCGATTCCACCTATGAGATTATTGCACCAGAAGCTGATAAGCCAAGCAGCTATATACTGCACGGCAAGAAACACACATCGACCTCGCAACAGGCGTACACTATGCCACATCCTATATGGGTAGATGCGGGAAAAATCTATACGATTGCATTTGATTATAGAGAGACCGGATATACGGCAAGTAAGAATATTATTGCGGTACGCGTGTACGAAACGCCGACTATCGCCAATGCACAGGCTAATTCGCTGTGGTATTTATACCGCACTCACACCAACTTGGGGATTACTTCAAACGTCACAGAGTTTACGCGCTATAACTTTGAGATTACGCCGACAGCGTCAGGTTACATGGATGTCATTCCATACGACTATGACGCTACTGGGAATCACGAGTCATGGTATCGAGAGATCATGGTCGTTGAGGGAAGCAAGGAACAGATGCCGTCTGCGTGGCTGCCAAATGTGGCGGATTTGACTGGTGCTGCCGGAGCTGACGCGATCAGCGCGATGCTATCTTCGGAGGCGGTTGCTGTGCCGTGTGACGTGGAGGGGAATGTAGCGGATTTCTCCAAAGCAACCGGTAATATTTATGTGTATAAAGGCGCGACCGACGTCAGTGCATCGGCAACGTATGCGGTAACGTGGTCGGGGATGACCGGAACATGGACTGCAGGAACAAGGCTTTATAAGGTGACGGCTATGTCTGCGGACACTGGTACACTGACCATAAAAGCGACTTACTCAGGGACAACGATAACAAAAGTATTTACCGTTACAAAGTCACTTAAAAATCTTAAAGTAAATTCGTTAGATGCACTATCGGGAAAGATGGGTAATCTTGAAGCTGGAATAATTACGAATACCTATAACAATAACAAAGCGCTGGTATTAGACAGCTACCGCTTAATGCTGTACGACTGGAATTATGCGGACCAGCTGGCGGGGTACATTGCGTCTATGAAGATCGGCGGGCCATCGTCACTGTCGGCTTTGCGAATTGATGGTATGACGAATATTGAAATGACCATCAACGGTACTGAGGTGATGCACCTTGGGAAAAACAGCGTGACTATTGATACCGACATGTTGATAAATCAAGGCTTGGTGGTGCAGGACGAATTGATAGTAGGCGGAAGATTAACTGCAAACAGTATGAAACTGTTGACATCTGAGATAGAAACGGGCGAGACTTGGGTGGATGGGCGACCGATTTATACTAAGACATTCAACGTTGGTGCAATAAGCAGCGCGAACAAGACAATTGCGCATGGTATTGCGAATATTGGAACGTTTAGAGCCGTTGATTCAGCACATTCGTATGTTACATCTTCGGGTAGTTATTATGCCTTCCCGCGTGTTGCAACATCCACGAGTGCAACGACACCAAAGGCACATCAAACTGTGTCAGCATCTATATCGGCGACAAGTTTAATCGTTGAAGCCGGCAGTGACGCAAATTTCACCGGGTGTTATGTAACAATAAAATATACCAAAACGACTGACTGATTTAGGAGGCCTTTCGGGGTCTTTTTATTATGGAGGAAACAGGAGACTAAAAAGTATGACGGAATCAATTGTAGTGGCACTCATTGGGCTGGCAGGCAGCGGCATTGGTGCATTCATCGGTATCGTAGTTAATTCAAAACTGACCCAATACCGTATTCAGCAGCTCGAAAAGAAAGTTGATGAGCATAACAGCTTTGCGAGGCGCATGCCCGTTTTAGAAGAGCAAATGAAAGTAGTAAATCACCGAATTTCAGATTTGGAAAGAGAGGAATAATTATGATCAATAAAACATGGTTAAAAGCAGCAGGAGTAAGAGCGGTCAAGACTATGGCGCAGACAGCAGGCGGTATGATTGCGGTAGGAGCAGCGATCAATGAGGTTAGCTGGGGTTACGTTGCATCAGTATCGGTTGTGGCCGGTGTGGCGTCAATGTTGATGTCAATTGCAGGATTACCAGAAGTAGAAAGCGAGGATAAATAACTATGAAAAAATATATCGGAACAAAGATGATCAATGCTGAACCAATGACGCGGGGCGAATACAATAAATACAGAGGATGGACGATCCCAGTAGATGAAGATCCGGAGGACGAAGGGTATCTTGTGACATACACTGACGGCTATAGATCGTGGAGCCCAAAAGCGGTGTTTGAGGACGCGTACCGTGATTGTAGTGGATTAACCTTCGGAATCGCGTTGGAGCTTTTGAAAAAGGGTGTAAAAGTAGCGCGTGAAGGATGGAACGGCAAAGGAATGTTTGTCGTCTATCAGAAAGGCTACCCGGATGGCATCCCGTGTAATAAGCAGACCGCGGATGCATGGGGAATGAACGAAGGCGACTTGTTTATTTGCAATCCTTATTTACAGATTAAAAATGTGAATGGATCACATTCGATGTGGGTACCAAGCATTAATGACTGTTTGGCCGAAGATTGGGTAATCGTAGATATGGAGGACGAATAATTATGAAATTATTAGTAGTAGCCGGTCACGGCAAACTGAAAAGCGGAACAATGGATAATGGTTCATCCGGAAACGGATATAATGAGGCAGAACGAGTCCGAGCTCTAGCAAATAGAATGAAAGCATTGGGCGGTAATTCCGTTATTTTAGGCGATCAATCTAAGAAATGGTTAGATTATAAGCTGTACGATACCGTGAATAAATCCACCTTCGACTGTGCTATCGAGCTTCACATGGATTCTGCTGGAGCAAGCGCAAAAGGCGGCCATGTTATTATCAAGACCGGGTTCAAGGCAGATATTTATGATAAGGCACTGGAAAATTTTATTAAAGGCTATTTCCCCGGTCGCTACACCACGCTCGATGCACGAAATGATCTGGGAGCAATAAAGGCGTGTGCGAGCAGGGGGATTAATTTTAGACTGCTGGAAGTGTGCTTTATTACCAATAATGACGATATAACGAAATTCAATAGCAACATTGATACGGTGGCAAAGGGGATTTTATCAGCCTTTGGAATTTCCGCAACCCCAACTGCAGCAGCACCAACGAGCGGTTTCCGGTATCAGGGACATGTCCAAGACATCGGCTGGCAGAACTACGTACCTGCTGGCGGTACTGCTGGAGTTACCGGTCAGGCAAAACGACTGGAAGCGATCCGGATTGATCCCTACGGTATGGAGATATATGCAAAAGCGCATATACAGGGCAAAGGCTGGGTAGATTATGGTAAGATCACCAAAGATACTGTTATTGGTACTGTAGGACAGTCAAACCGGTTAGAATGCTTGCTGCTGAAAGGTAATATCGAATACCGGGTACACGTTCAAGGGGCAGGCTGGACTGCATGGACGAAAGCAGACGGTGTTGCGACTCTGGGGACTGTTGGTCAGGCGTTGCGGATTGAGGCTATTCAGATTAGGAAAGCGTGATGTTAGGGACTCGGTTCATTGTGAACTGGGTCCTTTTTTTATTTTGCGCCAATCTAGTTAAGTGCATTGTCGAATAATGATAGAAAATGTTTGAATTACGGGTATGAATAGGGTATAATAATTAGCATATCTTGGAAGGAGTATGTTGCGGTGGAGGGTCTATTCAATGAAGTCACAAGAGAGCTGAGAAGGTTTGTCAATGAAAGGCGATCAGATGATGTAAACGAGGTTGAAAGTTTTCTGAAAAATGTATTGCGAAGAGTTAATTTCCTAAACGGAGAAGAGAGAGAAAAATCAGGTCATTTAAGAAATAAATTAGTTAATGAGTTAGAGCGGTTTTCGAAAAATATGCTAAGACATGGGAACAATAGCGAAATTAATATAAAAAATTTGCAGCGGAACCTAGAACATATCACGTGGTTAAATACTAAGCATTCTTTAAACCGTAAAACTGTGAAATATACTGTTGGTCAGAAAGAAATCTTTTATGCATATCTTGGGAACAATATTGGAAGCGAACAAAACGGCACAAGACCCGTTCTTATATTGCAAAATAATATGGGAAACGCGAAATCAACGATAACGATCGCGGCTCCGGTAACGACTCATAAAAATGGAATTCATTACGATGATTCAATATGCAGATATTACGTTAATAGAATAAAATACGGAAAAGAGGAGAGGAAATATTTAGGTTTTTACGAAATTCCACTTAGGCTTATAGAAGGACATGATCAACTATATGGATTCGTTAATATTGGGCAAATACGAGCAATAGATAGAAAACGCATTGAGGGGGCAAAAGTTGGGGAAGCGACTGATGAGTGCTTCGGACAAGTATTACGGGCTATAAATAGAAATTTAGAAGTATAATATTGACACAAATCGGTTAAGATGATAATATACTATTACAAAGACGAAGTTATTCGTCAATAGTATTGTTTATGCACAGCATAAATGTTGTAAATCAAATGTAGCAGGCTCATACTAAGTATAGCCACCAAAAGCATCCAGTAAAAGGGGTGCTTTTGTCTTGCTAATTATCTGGAATTAATTACCGCTTGAATAAAAGAACTGTTGTTCGCATAATATAACCAAGAGGTGATTATATATGGCATTCCCGACAGGTAGTAATATCCAAAAACTCCAAGAAAGAGCAATAGACGGCATCCAACATGACGCGGCAGTAGATTGCTGGTTCACTGCGACCGGGGAAACGATACCCCGGCTGGCGAAAGTGAAGGGTGCAGAAGAAGAGATCATAACTATAAAGGACATTCAGACATTTAAAGTAGAACAGAAGTTTTACGGCGGTACACACTGTCGGAAGCATTGGTGCCGGGCGGAAATGAATGGGATTGTGAAGGAGTTTCTGCTGCTATTTCATGTGGATGATTGCATGTGGAGAATTGTAATATAA